AAAACAGAGTATGAAAAACTAATAAAAGAGGATAATATACTTTTTCCTTTATATAAAAGTGATGCGAAAAGGTTGATAAATCTAATCGAAAAACAATCTAAAGAAATAGAAGAATTAAAAGAGGAAAGAAAGAAATATCCAATAGCAATGAATGATAAGCAATACAAAAAAGTAATAGATATTATAGAAGAACGGAGACTATGTAAATGGAAGATTAGTCTTACAAGTTGACTATAAAAATCAAAATGTATGTTTATTGATACCGTTTACTGATACAATGGCTAATACAAATATTATGTGGTATGGATATGAAGATATAAAAACCATAGTCACTAAAGAAATGATGGAATATATAAGTTATAAAGTAAAGGAGTAGATAAATGTCAGAATATACAACAAAATATAGCCCAATGCACATAGATTGTACAATTGGGCAACCATACGGCAACCCGTCAAGTAGTTATTCTTGCGGTTTCCATACTGGAGTAGATTTTCCGCAAAGTCGGAGTATCTGTACAAAACCCCGATTTATATAGTATAACAGATGACGGAATTGTAACATACGTATATAATCAAAGTCAAGGAACAACACCAGCGTTAGGAAATCAAGTTCAAATTTTAGACCATAGAACTGGTCTTTATTACAGATATTGTCACATGTTATACGGTAGTATAACATTAAATGTAGGGGACAGAGTAAACCTAAATACAATAGTTGGAAAAATGGGTAATACAGGAAATTCAACAGGAACACACTTGCATTTAGAAGCTTCTACCACTCAAGCTTGGCAATGTTCAAGTTTTGTTGACCCTTGTCAGCCTTTAGGATTTCCAAATACAAGGGGAACAATAGTGCATTGGGACGGAACTACACCACCCGAACCTCCAACACCAACTGTAATTAAAAAGAAAAAATTTCCATGGGTAATATATTCAAAAAAATTAAGAAATAAAAGAAATTTGACAAAATTTTAAAAATGTGATATATAAAAATATATATAGCGTTTCTCCATTTAATATCCAAGATGTAATTTGTAAAAATTACATCTTTTTTTGTTGACAAAAAAATAATTTTATGTTAATAATAAAAATATGGAGGTGTCAAGATGGATATGAACATTTTTTTACAGTTACTTGGAAGTTATGCATTTCCAATAGTTGCTTGTATATTTATGGCAGTTTATGTAAAAGATATGAGCAAATCAAATAGAGAGGACACAAAAGCATTAAATGAGCAACACACAAAGGAAATGAATGCTTTCAAAGACGAAGTAAAAGAGGCATTAAATAATAACACAATTGCATTAACTAGATTATGTGAACGCTTAGACAGAGAGGAGGCGAGGATTAATGAAATTAAGTAAAGACGAATTAATTTCTAAAATTAATGGTTTAGAAATTGACGACAACGTAAAAATCGAACTTATGGAAGATGTTACAGACAGTATGGAAGTAGCACCCGAAGTTGACAACACAGAAATTGAAAGACTAAAAGCAGAAAATGAAGACTTAAGAACAAAATACAAAGAAAGATTTTTAAAAGGCGACGAAGTTGCAACAGAAACTGAAGTCGTAGAAAAAGAAGAAGTCGAAGAAGACGAGGAAGAACCTCGTAAATATGAAGATTTATTCGATGAGAAAGGAGATTTAAAATAATGGATTTAGTAGGAGTATTAAATACAATTAGAGATAATGCAAGTGATATTTACAGAAGTAGAATTCCAGAAGCTACAAGAACAAATATCCAAGACATTCAAGAGGGTATGACTAACCCAAACAATGCAGTCGTAACAAATGAATTTATATCAACATTATTAAATATGATAATAAAACAAGTTATTCATAACAAATTTTTCAGTGACCCTTTAAAGTCACTTAAAAAAGGAACAAAACCACTAGGAGATACAATAGAGGAAATTTATGCAAATTTTGTACAAGCAAAAGGATTTGACCCAACAGGAGCTGACTTATTAGAAAGAGAAATGCCAGATGTAAAAGCAGTATATCACAGAATGAACAGACAAGACAGATACAAAATTACAATTTCACCAGAACAAATACAAAAAGCATTTGCATCTTATGACAAATTAGAGTCATTTATACAAACTATAATTAATACACTTTATAATTCAAGTGAATTAGATGAATTTGTATTGATGAAACAATTAATCAAACAAGCAATTGATAACAATGCAATGAAAGTTGTAACAATTCCAGACCCAGTTGCATCTGAACAAAACGCAAAAGACTTTATAAAAGCTGTAAAAATTGTATCTGGAGATATGGTTTTTGCAAATTCAAATAACAATGCATATTTAGAGTCACAATCAACAGACAATAAAGCATTAATTACATGTACACCAAAAAGCGAACAAATATTAATAATTGATAATGCAACAGATGTTTCAGTATCAATTGAAGTTCTTGCTTATGTATTCAATATGAGCGTTGCAGAATTTAATGATACAAGAAAAATCGTTATTGACGCATTCCCAGATGAAAGTATCAGAGCTTGTTTAGTAGATGAACAATTCTTACAAGTATATGATGATTTACTATTATTCAAAGAATTCGAAAACGCAGAGGGATTATACAAAAATTATTATTTACATGTATGGCAAACACTTTCATATTCAAACCTAGTAAATGCGGTTGCATTTAAGGTAGCAAGTGATGCAGATTCAGACGGAACTGTTGAAGAATTCACAATAACAAACACATTAAAAAGTGGTGTAAAAACATCAAATAAAGCAAAGAAAATAAATGAAGGAAGTTCATACAGTGCAATACTTACAGGAGTCGCTGCTGGAGATACTGTTGCTGTAACAATGGGCGGAACTGCTGTAACATCAACAGCATATAACTCAACAAATAAAACAATAAATATTGACTCAGTTACTGGAAATATTGTTGTTACTGTATCATAATTTTTTCAAAATACAGGGATTGGGATAAATTATCCCTATCCCTTAATTTTTTAAGAAAGGAGAAAGAAAATGCGTAAACAATTAAAAGAAAATCAATTGTCAAACTGGAGAACATATCAAATGTATTTAAGAGAAATGCTAACACTTGCTGAAAATGTTTTCGAGTTTGAGAATTTACCCGACTTTATAGATGTTGCGTTCTTAAATAAAAAATTGTTGCGTGATGGTTCTATTGCTTTTTTCAAAGATGAATATTTAGGAGTTATTGCACTTCCATATACTGTTATGGGAACATTAGACATATATCAAAGACCACAAAAGATAATGGCAATTGCACCAAATGGAAGTTATAGAAGAATATTAAATCCAGATGAGTATGTAATTATGTATGATAACAACGGACGTTATCCATTATTTTTAGACATAACACAATATGCAGAACGTATAGCTTTAATGACAAGAACGCGGAGATATCAATATACTACAGCAACGTACTCCAAGATTTTGGAAAACGTCATCAGATAAAGAAAAATCAATTCGAGATATTATAAATAATGTTGACGGATTGGAAAACACAGTTCTTACTTATGAAGACATAAATCTTGACGACATTCAATTAATTTTACAGCCAGCACCATATGTTGCAGATAAAATAGACATACAAAAAGAAAAAATGTGGAATGAATTTTTACGATTAATTGGTATTGCAAATATGAATTTCCAAAAGAAAGAACGTAATATAAAAGACGAAGTTTTGGCAAGTCAAGGCGGAACAATTGCAAGTAGATATTCAAGATTTGAACCAAGACAAAAAGCAATAAAACTAATAAATGAAAAATTTGGAACAAATATAAATGTTAGATATTACGACGGAATTCCTACATCTGAAAAAGATGCAATAGAAGATAAAGAAGAAAGCGAGGTAATAGAAGATGATGTATAATAATTATTTTTATCCTTTTTTATTTCCTTGTATGCCTACAATGATAAATTTACCACCAACAGTATATAGTTTGTTAGAAAGCATTGTAAACTATGGAAAAGATGAAAAAACAAAAATAAAAGATTTAGCAAAAGAAGGAAGAACAACATTTTTTGACTTTGACTATCCATTAACAAGCAATATCACAAAAGAACAATTTGAAACAATGATTTTGAATAAATTTATAATGCGTCGTATTGGTTATGATACATTGACAGCTTTTAAACTACAATTGAATGTAAAACTTAATTCAATAATGCCGATATATAATAAAATGTTTGACGCTTTGGAAAATTGGAATATTTTTGAAAGTGGGGAAGTTACAACAGAAACTGGAACAGATGAAAGACAAACAACAAACACAACTCAAAACACACTTTCAAATAGTTCGACTACACAAAGTAGTTCAATATCAGATAGAAGAAATTCAGAGTTACCACAAGACCAATTGGAAAATTTACGTGATGGTTCGTATGTTGGAAATTACAACTACGACACAGACACAGCAACAGGAACAGACAGCTCAACATCAAACGGAACAGCAACAGCAAGCGGAACAGATAACAACGAATATACAAAAGAAATAAGAAGAAGTCCAGCAGATAAAATTGCAATTATGAAAGAAATGCAAGAAAATATTAATAGTATTTATGAAATGATATTTAAAGACTTAGAGTGTCTTTTTTATCAATTAGCATAGAAAGAGAGGTAATAAAATGAATAATTTTGATTATAAATATATGACACCTTTTAAATGGTTTGTTTTGGAAAATTTTCCATTCATAGAAAATGATTTTGACGAAATTAATAATTATCATTTATTTTGTAAAGTTGTTGAATATTTAAACAAAACAATTGACAATATGAACTTGACTGGTGAACAAATGGAAAATGTAACAAAGGCAATGACAGAGTTACAAAATTATGTAAACAACTATTTTGACAATTTAGATGTACAAGAAGAAATAAACAATAAATTAGATAAAATGGTTGAAGATGGAACATTTCAATCTTTAATTGATGGGTATACTACAATTCCCGAATTAACAAATAAAGTAAATAATCTTGAAATACAAAACAGCGGAAAATATATATTTGTTGGAGATAGTTATATCGCTCAATTAGAAAGTAATAGTTGGGCTCACAAATTAGCAAATAAATTAAATTTAACAAACGGAAATTATTATATTTTCGGAGAAGGTGGGGCTGGATTTAATAAATTAGGAAATCAAAACCATAATTTTTTAACATTATTACAAAGTAATGTTTCTCAAATTTCAAATGCAAATGAAATTTCACATATTATAGTTGGTGGCGGTTATAACGACCAAGAAAATACATCTCAAGAAACTTTAGAGGGTACAATTCAAGCATTTATTAATTATTGTAAAACAACTTTTCCAAATGCAAAAGTTTATATTGGTGAGTTTGGCTGGACAATGCGACACGATTTTGTAAATGCTAGAAATCGAATTAATACAATAGTAATTCCAGCATATAAAAATTGTCATAATTACGGCGGTATCTATCTTTCAAATGTAGAATTATGTTTTAGAGATAAAAATTTATATGATGACGGTGTAAATGAAGTTCACCCTAGTATTGCAGGAAGTGACAAAATAGCAAATGCAATGTATGACGCTTTACACAATGGTTATATTCCAGAAACAAAATATGATGATTATTTAATACCTAATTCTGAAACTATAACAGAAAGCAATCTACATTTATATGATAGATTAAATAATGGTTTTCATTCATTAGAATTACAAGGTTCTTTTAAATATGCTCGTACTGGAACTGGTGGTTTTGATATTGATTTAGGTGAGTTTAATGGTAAATTTATGAGAAGAACAACAAATAATATTTTATCATTCGCAACTATTAGATTTAGAATATTAGACACAGGCGGAAATAATTATTGGGTAACTGGTAATATTACAATTAATGCAAATGGTCATTTAGTTATTACAATACATGGTGGTCAATTACCTAGTACAGAAATTACAACAAATCAATTTTTGTTTTGGTGTACCGCATATGCAAATGGTTATATATGGTAAAAAGAGAGGATATTTCCTCTCTTTTAATTATACTATATTATTTGAAACGTTAAAGTTTCCAATATTTTCGTGATTATGCCAAATTGTGACACCACGTCTACACGCATTGTTTATTTTTTCCATAAACTGAACTGGAACGTCCCCGTTTCCTATTTCTTCTGTTGAGCCAATTTCAACATAATTGAAATTTTCTCTTCCTATTATATTAGGTTCTAAAACTCTGTTGATTGCATAGCCGAAACGACTGAAGTAGTCATCAATTATCTTCATATATTCTGTTTTACATCTCATGTGATGTAAAATAAATGTGTTTTGCCTCATTGCAAAATTAACATCTCCTGTATTATTTCCTCCTGTTATATTTGGTTGCAACATTGCACCTCTGAATTGTCCAATTAGTCCTGCTATTTGTCCAGCAGTTCCCAGATAATTTCCAGTATACGCACTGACACCAGTTGAAACAATTTCAGTTCCAATGTTTACTGCATTTTGTGTTAGCCAATTTGTGAATGCGTCCGAACTCCATGAACAAGTTGGAAATTTTCCAAGAGGCAAGCTCTCGTCATAATTATAATCTATATTTTTATATCCACGTGGAACAAGTCGACCACTTCCTCCAACTCCAACACTCAATTGTAAATCAAACATTGGTGTACTTTGTAAATTATTAGGGTTAAAATTTTCATATTTATATATATTTGTATTTCCAACATTGTTTGAAACAAGTAAATAATTATATGGATATACGAAACACTTTCCGATTTTTTGGTGTGTAATCACTATATGATAAAGTTCTGTCAAATGGTTGAGCAAGTTGAATTGCATCTTCTGAATTATTTAATAAATATGTTGTAAAACTTCCGAAAGTTCCTGTGTATTGTCTTGTTGTTGTTCCTATATTATCAACTATTACTTTTGGTAAAATATACAATTCTTGAATAGCATCAATTTTTCCATCATGAGCTGTTTTATATATAAAATTGTTTACATAATTTGCAAGAGCACCCTCAACATCAAAACAGAAAATATAATTTCCATATAAATTCCCGTTAATTATTGTTACTTTGTTTTCATAATCATTTTCGGATACAGGGTCATAAGTTGTATTGATACAAAAATAATAATCTCGTTCATCTTCTCCATAATCAATTAAATTGTCCCATTCTTCTTCAATAACTTCTCCAACATCTAAATTTTCGGGAACTGTGTTTGCTCCTATTGTGTCATTGTTTACATGTTCTCTTATTATATAACAAGGTTTTTTCTGCCAATCTTCAAACCATGTTGACCACGCGTCTACTTCAAACTCAATTTGTGTCATTCCATTTGATTTATATATAACATTTGTTATAAATGCAAAAAACCATTTATTTGAATAATTCGGATTTTGAAATGCTATATAGTTTGATATTAAGCATTCATTATAAGTAAATGGACAAGAAATTACATTTGTGTTATTTCCTCCAATAAAAGCAAATGTATTACTTGAGTTTACATAATGTGTATTACTATTTAATATATTCAATATTTGACTAGTATTAAAACTTAATACATTGTTATACTCTCTATCCATTTTTATACCTTTTGCTAGGATTATTTTACTATTCAATATTGCCATTTTGTATGCTCCTTTCTTCATATTTAATTTTTTCTAAAATTTCAATTGCACATTCTAAAGCTAGTATTTTTTGATTAATACTTGAACATGTTAATTGCTTACCATTTTCACAGGCTTTTAAATCAAATAATAAATTTTTTAAATATTCAATCATATTTTATCATCTCCTTATAGAAAAATCAATTACTTGTTTGAAATCTGTACCGCATAAATCATCTGAATAAAATATTTTGTTTTCTTTAAATGTAGCAAGTAGTTTTTTCAAACCGTCATTATTAAAAGACGGATTGTATATATCACGTTGCCAATATTTACTAATTTTTATTTCATCTGAAAATACTATTATTTTATTTGAAAAATCTTTGTAAAATGGATATATAAACCAGCATACTTCTTTTGTTTCTTTGTCTTTTAAATATTCACATAAAAATTTAAAACCTTTATATTGAAATCCAAATGTATATAGTTTTTTATAATCTTTCAATGATTTAGGCAAGTGCGGTTGCGGTACTGTTTGCCAACTTCCACTATCAACCATTTTACTTGCGTTTCCTATTGCCATTGTTTTTCCACCACTACTACGACAATATTCTATTGCTATTTTTACATCATTTTCTTCATTGTGTATTATTTTTGTTTCAATTTGTCCTTGTTGTAGTTTTCTGAATATTTTGTCAAGCCCCCAGTCGTTTATATATGGACATACTCTTGAAATTGAATTACCTACCATAAAAAGTTTTGTTGTTCCTCTTTTTCTGTCTATTGTAGAATAAAATATCATAAGTCTATCAGGTTCATGTGAAATATATGTGCCACGTTCCATAAACTCTTCAAATATAATTATGTCAACATCTAGAAAAGACGCACTCGACATGTGTTGTTCTGTTGACAATGCCATTACATAACCGTATTTTTTCCCCTTTAATTGTTTTGTTGTTTTCCTCGTCATATATTCCAAGATATAAAACTTTACGATAGCAAGTTATACAATTATATTTATTATTTGTTAATTTTGCAACGTCTACATCTGAAAAATATTGTTCTATCCATAAATTAGAAATATCTTCACGCCATCTACGTAATAATATAAATCTGTTCCCAGTTGTTAGATAATGTTCGACTGCTTTTTTATGTTTCACTTGATAGCTTTTCCCATTGCTCTTTTCCCCGATAGATTAGATTAAAATTAGCATTTTCTTTGTCTATATTATCTATATTATAATGTACTTGTTTGGTCGCCATTTTCTTTTTTTCCTTTCAAATAAAGTCTTGCAATTCTATCTTCTATTTCTTCACGTACTTTTTTTGCATTTTCTAGTGTTGTCTTTTTGTTATAAAGATTTGCAACATCTACCTTTACAGATTTACAACAATCTGTTATTTTTATTTTACCAAATTCTCTTATAAAATCAAAATCTTTCATTTTCTCACTCCTTAAAAATTGCTCTTGCTGAACTTTCCTCATCTAATAATTCTACATATTCATCTGATTTGTTTAATGTATATTGACAAGGCAATAAACAAATTCCGTATTTATCTGTTACTTTGTATTTTTTTCCTTTGTAGTCTGTTAGTTCAAATTCTATTTGCTCGTCGTTATATTGTGCTAAAAGTTTATTTGTATATTTATATTCAAATACAAAATTATCTTTGAAATCTTCAAGACTTTTTAAACCTTTTGCACCGTTTCTTTTTTGGTACACCTGAAACGGTTATGTGTATTTTATAATCTTTTTTGTCAATGTATGCATATTTTTTTGCACCGTTGTGTGATAAATTGTGAATATTCCGCATCTTTTTCAAATACTCCCAAAGGATGTTTTTTGCCTTTAGTATCTTTCGGCATAAATCTTTCAATATCTATATCATAATGTTTACTTGCTTCTTTAATTTTTTTCATAACTTTTTTGTTATATTCTTCAATTATAGAACTATCAAAACCGCTCTCGAAGTTTTAAACTGTCTGTATCTGAATATACTATATATTCATCAAATTTAATTAAGTTGTATAAAAGATTAGCTCTCGCCCAAGAAGTCACCCAACATCCGCCATGAAAAAGAGAGAAAACCTCTTTTTTTATCTTTTTCAAGTCGTTCCAATATTTCGTCATTTGTTATTGGAATTTCACTCCAACCGCAATTCATTGTCAAAAATAACCTCATCACGAATATTATTTGTAACTGTCATACCATATATACTATTGTATTTTGCTTTTTCAATTGCATACTCAACCTCTTTACCCTCAACATCTTTATATTGTGTTTTTATTACGTATTTATCCAATATAAAATTTATTAATTCTTTTGGTAGATAATCATATCTTGAATAATAACTTTCTAATATTTCATATCTACCAGTATAAGTTTGTAATATAAATTTGAAGTCAATATCTGTTAAAATTATTTCAATTTCATCTGCTGATATTATACGTCCGTTGTCATAACGTCCGTTTTTTATTCTTGTTACTTTACTTAATGAAATAAAATTATTGTAATACTTACATTTTATATTTGTAAATTTTACATTCAATAAATATGCAAAACTTTCTGACATCTGAAGGGCTGATTTTATATTACACTTTTTAAATTCATTCATAGGAAATTTATGTGTACACATAACATACGGATAACTTGACGTAAAATCATAACTTGTTACATTCTTTATTATTTCATCTGTAAAAAGCCAGTTTGCGTGAGTATATCCCCCTGCAAATGCGCTTACTAACATATTATATATATGTCCATCTACATTTATTGACCTTCTTGTTTTATTTAAATAATCCCAGTTTTTTTCAATTAGTTCTCTTAATTCTCTTCGAACATGTGAAGTAGAAGTCAAAGGTGTGTTTTTTGTTGTTTCATAAGTTTCAAGCTCTTTTTTAATATATTCATATATTATTAAGCAGTCATTTTCACAATATTCAAGTTCTTGTTTAGATAACTTTGTTTCACAATGTCTAATTTTTGAATAGTCAAGTTGTCCAACTAATTTTTTGACCTCGAACTTATATAAATCTGGAATTTTTTCAAGTTTACTATTTGTCATAAATAGCGTACATCTGAACTCAATATTATATTCTTCTATTTCACACTTCATAACTTTTCGACTTTTACGTGCCATTACATTTTTAAATTTGAAAATATTTCGTAGCCAGTTGAACTCGAAAGCTAAATTGTGAACATATACAATTTTCTTTTCATATGTTGTGAAAAATTCTATTCTATTTAAGAAATTATATAATTCTTTATAAGTTCGTCCATAATATACTTTGTCATTAATTCCAAACATCCAAATATACATTGTGCCTTGAAATATTGAGCGTTCTTTTTCCTCTTGCGTAAAATCTAAATAATCAATTGTATTGTATTGTTTTCCATCTAATATAATATATGATGTTGTTTCAATGTCAAATGTATATATATTGTTGTCAAATTTATTTCGTTTACCTTTTGAAATTGCTTCATGTCCGATAATATTCGTTCCAATATATCATACTTTTACTCCTTGAATATATTCATATAAGTATTTTAATTTTTGTTTTGCACCTTCGTCTACTTCTACATTTGCAATAATATCTTCAAAATCTACTCCGTCCTTTATTTGTTGTTTTACATCTTCTGGAATATCACTATCATTTAATAGATTTTCAATAGTCATACTTGATAATTTTGCACGTAAAATTTCGTCCATTCTACTATCATTGACCATTTTTTCCAAGTCTTTATGAAATCCAGATAATATTGTTGTATATGTGCTATAATCATAATTATTCTTAACACATTCTCTTGCAAAATCCCAAAATTCACTTTCTGTCATGTAGGTTAAAATCCATTTCCATTCTTTTTTAGCTCTATAAATATTTGACGCATAAGCACCAGTTACATTCGTTCCAAATTCTT